GGCTGCTTGAAGAGCATTGAATTTTACGGAGACAGCTTGATCAAACACATGTGGGATTGTCAGTTCCACGAGGAGGCTGAAGATGTTTCAGTTTCCTAAAAACCACACCTTCATCATCGCGGAGATCGGCATAAACCACAACGGCAGCGTAGACATTGCCAAGCAGCTGATTGATGTGGCCGCTGGTGCAGGCTGTGACGCAGCTAAGTTTCAGATCCGCACACCACACATGAGCCTTCCGCCCGAGCTATGGGACGTGGAGCGCGACACGCCCTGGGGAGAGAGAATGACCTATCTTGCATATAGACAGCGCATCGAGCTGTCTCCGCAAGATTACCAGGAGATAGTTGCGCATTGCGAGAAGCGGAACATCCTCTTTTCGGCCTCTCCTTGGGACATCAACGCTTCTCACAAGCTAGACGCTCTCGGTGCTCCGTTCATCAAAGTGGCTTCGGCCTCTGTGACGAACCCCGAGCTGCTTAGATGCATTGCCAGCTTTAAGAAGCCAGTGGTGATGAGCACCGGCATGAGCACGTTGAAAGAGATTCACCAGGCGTACAGCATTCTCAGCCGAGGCACAGACGAGATAGCCATGCTCGTCTGCACGAGCACATATCCCGCGAAGATCGAAGATTTGCATCTACGGAGACTTCACACGCTCCACTACAATTTCCCTGAAGCCGCGATCGGCTACAGCGGACATGAATCAGGATTGTGGACTACTCTCTGTGCTGTGGCTATGGGGGCTAGGGTTGTCGAGAGGCACATCACCTTGGACCGGAGCATGAAAGGTTCTGATCAAGCGGCCAGTGTGGAACCTCACGGCCTCCAGCTCCTTGTGCGCGAGATCCGCGCCTTCGAGCAGGCCAGAGGATCTGACGAGATACGAGTGCAGGAGTGCGAGAAGAAAGACATAGAGAGGCTACGGGGCAAACAGAATAACCTAACCGGCGCACAGCAGGAGCCCCTAAAATGAGGACGGTGTGCATTGTCCAAGCCCGAATGGGCAACTGTCGGCTCCCTGGCAAGAACGGGATGCTCATCCTCGGAAAGCCGCAGATTTGGCACGTGCTCTCCCGCATCAAGAAAATGCGTTGCTTCCACGACATTCTCCTGGCCATCCCGCACGAAAGCAACGGCGGCATTCAGCTTGGCGCAGCCCGAGACTTGGGCATCGAAACTTTAGACTACCGAGGCGATCCTGAAGATGTCGTACACAGATTTAGCATTGGGGCTGACATTATGGACGCTGATGTTGTGGTGCGGATTCCTGGGGATAACACGTTCACCGATCGTGATGAAGTTGAGCGAATCGTTTCTTATCACAGTTATGATCCTGGGGTTTGGAACTTTCTCACCACTAACCTTGATCGTGACGTTTTGGGAAATGGTTATCCGGCAGGCTTTGGTGCTGAGGTTTATGATGTGAGGTTTCTGCAGTGGCTTGATAGAAGCCTCACCCGCAAGGATCTACGAGAGCATCCCCACAAGTGGGCCTTTGAGAATGCGAGAGTGCGGACCCTGCAGTGTCCTGAAGATATTCGAGCCCCTGGGCTAAGCTTATCGGTAGACACTGCTGAAGACTTTGCTCTCACGAAAGAAATTTACGAAACTCTGCATCCCAACTTCAACGCAAGAGACGTTATCAAATATTTAGGAGAACGAAATGTCCAACTTAATTGACCAGAATCCTCTCATCTTCGACACCGCAGCTGCTACAGTGGCCGTCAGTTCCTACCTCACCATCACCAACATTCGATGGGTGGACTATAACAACGACATTGCAGACGGCGACCAAGCTGTAGTGAAAGACTCGGCGGGAAAGGTGATTTGGGAAGCACGCATCACGGCCACCGGCACGGGAGTGCCTACGTATCCACAAGACTACACTGATTTCGTGCCCTCGTTCCAAGTGAAGGGTTTGATCATCAGCACTCTCACGCACGGCAAGATATACGTCTACTGCGACCAGAAGGCCACCGTGATTCCTGCGAGTGCGTAACATGGAAATTAAAAACCTCTACGCCGAATCCGAGAAGCAGCTTAAGCGCGATGAGGATGTGAAGCTGACGATCTATTATGACACGCTTAACATCCCCACGATCGGAATTGGTTTCAATCTGAAGGAAGGGTTCTCCTTAGAAGAGATAGAACTTATCTTTAATCTTCGGTGGAACAATTACCTGAAGGAGCTGTTGCAGCGTTGTCCGTGGGCGAGCCGATTAGACGAAGCGCGTTTGGGAGCCCTGATGAACATGGCTTATAACATGGGAGTGCCCCGGCTGCTTATAAAGAATCCCAAAACTCTTGCGCTTATGGCCGAAGGGAAATTTGTTGAGGCATCACAAGAAGTGCTTATTGGTCTTTGGCATTCTCAAGTTGGTGCTCGAGCCCGAAGAATATCAAAGCAAATCGAAACAGGAGAATGGCAGTAATGGCAATATCACAAGTAGATTTTGATGCCCCTAGTGGGCTGCTTCGTTATAAGAACACCGCCAGCAATGCCACAAAGAGTGGCGTGAAGGGCAGCTCGGGTAATCTGTACGCCCTCATTATAGATAACAGCGCGAACGTGGCAGCTTCCTTTGTGAAGCTCTACGACGCGGCTTCTGGCTCCGTCACAGTGGGTACTACAGCTCCCGATTGGATCTTCAAGGTGCCTGCGAGCACCAAGCTGACGATCATCCTGCCTGAGACAATCGCGTTCGACACAGGACTCACTGAGGCCACAGTGACGGCAGGCGGTACGGCTGGAACGAGCAATCCGTCCTCGAGCGTTGTTCTCACCCTTCTCTACACATAAGGAACCACAATGAGCGTTGGCAGCACTGCTGATCATGCCTTAACGCGGAACGAAATAATCGCTTCGGCTCTCCGTAAATGCCGAGCGTGGCCGGAAGACGGCAATCCCCCAATACACCGGCTTCGTGACGCCATAAGGGCTCTGAACAACATCGTCCGCACAGAGGATCTAAAGCAAACAGACTTGGCAAAGAGTTTGTGGGCTCTGGACGTTGTGTACCTTCCTCTTGTGGCGAAGCGGTACATCTTTGGCGAGAGTCAAAACCTTCCTGCAATCCGCGAACTTGTCACTGTTGTCGTTCGCAATCTGAATGGCGACGACAGCGACCCTCTCCGCATCATTAAGTCTGAGGAGTATAACCAGCTGGTCATTAAAGCTGACACTGGCTCTCCCGAGCGTGTGTATCTCAAGCGTTCTCGTCTGCTCAGCGATCAAACTCTATACATTTGGCCTGCTCCAGCTTCTGTCACATCCGGCAGCACTGTCTACCAAGGCGGCGTGCTGTACACGTGTGTGCTGAAGCACACAAGTAGCTCCGAGAACAAGCCGGGAAGCGGAGCCAGCTGGAAAATCTTTTGGCGGGCAGGCACCTCGGCTCCAGAGCAAGCGGACACTTGGGTAACGGCCACGGCATACACAAACGGCGATCTTCTCGTTGTGCACTTTCGCAGACCTCTGTACGACTTCGACAGCCAGTATGACAATCCAGACTTTCCTCTCGGGTGGGAAGACTATTTCATCTACAAGCTGGCGATTCGTCTCGCCCCCGAATACGACCTCGGCATGGACAGGCGACAAGAGCTGAAGAACGATTTGGCTACAATCACTGCGGACATCTTTCCAAGCACGCGGCCTAACACGAACACATTCCACAACAAGGGCAAGTTTTTTTAAGGCATTAACATGGCTGATCTACTTTATCAAAGCGTCCTTGAGAAGTTTACGGGGGAACAATTCAATGAAGCTTTTAACTTTGATGGTGTCATCCCCGAGAACACGACTGTTACGACTGCATCTGTGCTTGTTACAAAGGCGGATGGCACGGATGCTACAGCCACAGTGTTCAAGGCGAAGAGCATCTCCAGCACGACCGTCACAGTTACGCTCTACACCGGAACAACGGAAGCATCTTACATTGTGCAGGTGACAGTGGCCGCTTCGGATACCACGCCTCAAAGGATGGTGAAACTTTTGAACGTCACAGCGGCTGGAGTGTACAGATAACATGCTCTCGAACGAGCAGGCTCTTCCCATCAAAGGCTTCAAGGGGCTAGACAAATCCTCGCCTCTCTCTATTCCCGGCTACACTCGTTCACTTAAGAACGTATATGTGCGGCAAGGGAAGGTGACGAGCAGAGGAGGGGTGGACTTCGACAGCACCTTCAGCACAGCTCTCTCGGAGAATGTCACCGGCATGGCCGTGTATGTAGACCCGAGCACGTTAGCGGCCACGCTCCTCCGTATCGGCAGCACGAAGGTGGAGAAGAGCACAAACCTCGGTGCCTGGAGCGATATCACCGGCACAGTGCTTACGGGCACCAGCAGCGATAAGCCTCAATGGGCGAGCTATCGAGATGTATTGTACTTCACGAACGAAGGGCACGACCGTCCGCGTTGGTGGGCAGGAAGTGGCAACACCACCGTGATTAGCACAGCTCCGTGGGCCAAGGGCATCCTTAGCTTTTACGGCTTTCTCATTCTCCTGAATGTTTCCGACGATGGCATCACTTTCAGTGCTCGACAAGGCCGGTACAGCGAAGATCCTCAAAACGACTGGACACTCTGCGAAGGCAACGAACTGAATTTCAACGAGACAACAGGGGCCATCATGGTGGGCGGGCAGTTTGGCCGCACAGCTGTGATAGTGAAAGAAGATGGCATCGTGTACTTACGTTGGGTAGGTGGACCCACACGTTTTTCTCAGGAGCTAGCAAAAGGGGCTCCTGGCACAATAGCTCCTCTCTCAGGTCAGGGACTTGGCGAGAAGGGCTTCATTTATCTGGCCACAGACTTTCAGCTCTGGATTGCCACACCTAATGATGTGCTGCCGCTTCCGCCAAACGTAAGCGACATTCTTCAGAACAATCTGTACAAAGCTTCCGTGGCAAACTGCCGCAGCTGTGTGGTGCCGAGCCAGGAACAATACAACTTATTCTTTCCATTGGACAGTTCAGGGAATACAGGCCGCGTCCAATACAATTTTCGCACGGGAGAGTTTTCATATAGCACGTATGCTTCTCACGCCTTCTCTGCTGTGGAGACAATCAAGCACACGAAGACGGCAACAGAAAGCATCATTGGTCACACCACCACAAAGCCTTTCACGTTGGACAGCAACAGCGTAAAGAACGACGAAACATCAGCCTCAGCAAGTACATCTGTGAGCCGCTACTACGACACCGACTGGCAGCAGTATACGAACAGCAACGAGGGCAGGCAAGTGCAGGTGGCCAGCAAGTTTACAGGAGCCACGCTGCTATTTAAGAAGAGCAGCTATGCCCACGTAGGCATAAGCATTGCTGTGGACAACAGGAATGAGTTTCGCTTCCGTAAGATATACAAGCTGCAGTCTCAAAAGCCGAATGATGAATTTGTAGCTATCCGTTACGATGTGCCCATGATGGAAGGAGAGTGGTTCAATCTTCGCATCGAGTTCTTTCCTAGCACCACTGAGAATCCTACGTTGCACGCGGGCTGGATGCACTTCCTTCCTGAAGAAACCAAGAGAGACGTGAACAGGTCACCGGCTACCACGGAGGCATAATGGCAGCCCCTACAAGCGTGCGCTGCGAAGCGCAGAGCATGACCAGCATAATCATCTATTGGACCTATGCTGGCTCCAGCACTCTTGGCATCTACAGAAGCACGGACAACTCTAGTTACACAAAGATTGCGTCATTCATCGGCACCACCACGTCATACACGGACACAGGGCTTGCTGCCAATACCCTCTACTACTACAAGCTGTCAGATGACAACGGCAGCACGTTTTCTTCCGTGGTGCAGGCATACACAATGGCTTGCGCGGACGGCAGCAATCAGAAGACCTTCGCCTTGCCTCGCTTTGACAGCGGCATGGAAGATCCGACCTCTAAGCTAAATGAGATGGCTGACAGGGTAGAAGCTGCCCTTGGAGATGTGCAATTGCCGGAAGTGTGTGTGGTGTGTCCTGATGCTGGCCGGGTGACGATAGATTGCCGAGACAGCTGCAATAGCTTCCTTGTCGTGGCAGATCAAGACATCAACACTTTTAGCATAAACCACTGCGGCGATGCAGATCCCATTATTGCTATCTTCGTGCCTCCTTCTCAGACACGACAGATATGTGGCTTTCCTGCCGGATGGGGATTCACTGGTGATGAGTGCAACGAGGCTCCCATCTCTGGAGGCACAAAGGGCAAGACAATGCATTTGGGAAATGGGGGAGGAGCCCTCGGCAGCGGGAGCAGCGAGCGTGGTTTGCCGAAGAATAAGCTGCAGGCCGGACGTGGCTCTGGAGCAGGAGCCGGAGGCACAGCTTGCGAGTGCGTGCCGGGAGAGAACAACCAGCTCACCCTTAAATGTTGCAGCACTGATTGCTCAATGTCCTGTAAGACAAGCAAGCGTCTGCAGATTAAAGTGTGTGGTGGGGTGGGGCCTTATGTGTTTTCACACACAGGCTCCGTGAAGTTTGAGGATGCTGCCGGAGGGGCCACTCACGACACGATCACCACTAATCGGCTGAATCGCAATCCAGTAGTGAATGTGGTGCCTCCAACAAACAGCGGAAGCGGCGTGTTGGGCACAGCTTACGCGGCCATCAAGAACTTTTGCTACTGCTTCAACAGCAGCCCAAACTGTGGACCTGTCTGCGGGCCTTTTAACGCTCAAGTGTGGTCCAACTATGGCTGTAACGACCAGCTTATCGACAATAACGAAGCTGATCTAATAGGCAACCCCCCAGGTTGTAATGCCGGAGCCACAGACGGCCCCTGTATAAACGGCACGTGTGGAGGCTGCTCTTCTTGCATAGCCTCTGGAGGAGCATGTTCTGGCAGCACGATTTGCTACGGCTCCGCAGCCGCAGCTTTAGCTGCTCTTGCTCCAGTGTCTGGAGGCACGGCCTGCGATAAGCGCACAGCTCCTATGATTGCTGCTAGCTGCAGCCCCTGCGGCCTTAGCACGGCAGGTATCGTAATCACTGTCACGGATGCTTCTGGTGTCTCCGTGTCAATAACATTGAGGGCATGATGTGGATTTTACTTCGAAACGAAAATGGCGATGTAAGGAAAGTGCAAGAAGGCGTGCCCTATCGTATGCAGCCTGGCGAACAAGTGATTGGGTCCGCGCAGGACGAAACAGAACGAGAGCTAGCTCAAGAGCTGTCCGTGCGGCAAGTGCCCCTTGGAGAGTTTGTCGAAGCAGCAATCAAGTTGATTCCAGAAGCTATACGCCCTAAGCACTGCAGCGCATGTGAGAAGCGTAAGCAAGTGATGAATAGGGTGCGTGAGCTTGGTGTGCTGGAGACGATAAAGCAAGTGCTAGCGGTGAAGGAATGAAAGAGATCGGCCTTGAGTGGGTTGTCATTGATGACGCCATTCAATTCAAAGAAATCAGCACCCCGGCCACTCCTAAAGCGGACAAGCTTAAGCTGTACGCTAAGGATAACGGCTCTGGCGTGTCGCAGCTCTTTTACAAGAACGACGCTGGCACAGAGATTGGTCTTCCCGTGTCAGGGTCGTTTGTTACGGGCACAGGTGCGGCAGGTCGCGTCACCTATTGGGATTCTGCCAACACCATAACTAGTGACGTTAATTTTCTTTGGGACGCCACAAACAAAAAGCTGACGGTGCAAGGAGCTGGCACCGGCACTGTGCTGCAGGTGACAGGAAGCAGCAACAGCATGGTGACCATATCGGAGAATACGGTCAACAGCCAAATCCTAATCACTCTTGGCGCAGCTGGACAAACAAACGGCGTAGTTAACACGCCTGAGTCGATGCGCTTTAACATCGATTCAAACAATGATCAAACCAATCGTGAATTTGGCATCTATAAAGACAGCGCCTCTAACGGGGGCACGCTGCTGTGGAAAGTGGTGGAAGGCGGAAGCGCCACGCTAGGCGCGGGAGCTGGACAGCTTTCCTATATCGTTGATTCGGCAGCAAGCACGTTCAGCGGCTACCGCATCGATCGAGCCTCTGCGGAGAAATGGTTTTTAGGGATGACCAACTCCGGCGTGGAAGAGTTTGTCATTCGCCGTGGCGCGGCAACAAATGACATCTCCATCAGCACAGCGGGGCTGGTGACAGTGAACACCATCTTGGATGCCCTTACTGGTTTTCGCGTGAACAGCCTGGCAGGCGCTG